TTTTCCAGCTTCTTCCAAATCTTGTCGCTGATCATGGTTCTCTCTTGGGACTTTGACATTCCAAGTTTTCACCATATCTCCAAGATTTTAAAAAGCTTTCTCTTCAAAATTCGTGGACACAACCTAGAGGTGAGCACGACGCCTTCGTTTGCGGCGCGGAACCCGCCACGGGGAACGTCGTCCCGAATCGTCGCTCTGTAGCTCGTACCGGAGATCGTCCGGATCGGCAGCGTTTGGAGTTCCGGTGCGTAGGTGAGATTTTCCTCGATCAGGCCAATGGTAGCGTCCGAATCGGTCCGCTTGATGATGTCGATGAAAGTAAGGGCCATGGTGCGTTACTTGTTGAACTGCTTGCGGAAGGCAGCGGCAGTACGTTCCCGCCCGAAGAGGGCGTTGGAATTTCCGCCGCCACCGGCGGGGTTGGTGTCGACCGAACGATGTCCGTTGCTGGCGATGACCCGGGCCGCAGCGGCGGCGACCTTGGTGTCGAAATCGGCCTGCGCGGTTTCGAGGTCGGCGATGCGGATCGCATTGGCCGCGAGGGTCTCGTTTGCCTTGTTGAGCTTTGCGGTAAGCTGATCCCGGGCTTTGGTGGCGCGAGCGAGGGATGCCATGGCTTCCTTCTCCTCTTCCTCCGATTCGGCCTTGGCTTCCTCGGCCTCCTCCTTTTCCTCGTTGGCCTTGGCAAGCTCTTCCTCAAGCTCGGCAATGCGGGATTCGAGTTCCTTGATCTGCTCTTCGGCAGTCGGTTCCTCGGTCTTGTCAGGATCGTCACTCCCCTTGGCGCGAGCGTTCGGGGCCTTCGTCGATTTCGGTTTGGTCGGCGGCATATTCATTCGCGCCGTGTCAACCAATCCGCGCGGAACATTGAAAAAACGCGCCAGCTTTTTGCGATCCAGAGACGCCGCGATTTCCAGTCGGTCGGTGATTTCGTCGATGAATCCCTTCTCTTTCGCTTCCGCAGCGGTGAGCCACGTCTCGGTGGCCATCATTTCCCGGAGTTCGTCGTCTTCGAGACCGGTTCGCGCCGCGTAGATGGCGATAAGGCCATCGGTCATCTTCTGGAGCAGTTCGGCGGAGCGCTCCATTTCTTCAGCATCGCCGACGGCAAAGCTCCACGGGTTGTGAATCATGAGGAATCCGTTCTCGGCCATCTGGACGGGGCTACCGGCCATTGCGATGACGCTTGCCATGGATGCGGCAATGCCGTCGATCTGGACAGTAACCCCGCCCTCATGCCTGCGGATCGCGTTGTAGATGGCGTTCCCTTCGAGGACATCTCCACCGAGGGAGTGGATGCGAAGGGTAACGTGCTTGCCTTTGAGCGTGCCGAGCGTGTCTTTGAAGTCCCGGGCGGAGATGCCCCAGAACCCGATGTCTTCGTAGATCGAAAGCTCCGCGCTTTGGCTGGTCGAATTTTTAACCGTGATCGGCATTTGCCAATGCCGTGGTGTCAACGGTTTCGTCCTCGATCATGATCTGCTGGTTCGGGTTCCGCTGCTGGAGGAGATTAATCACGATGTCGATTGGCACGCCGAATTCCTTGGATAGCCGGTTCGCCCGCGTGAGCAGGTCGCGCGTCTCTTCTTCCTGCTGGGTACGCACTTCCTGCCAGTCGCCGCCCGCCGCCGCGATCTCATCCCGGTAGGTAGACAGGCCGACCTTGAGGTTTTCCCGACGTTCTTTCTGCTCCCGGCCATCGTCGATTCCGATCCGGGGCGGGAGCGAGAAGCCCCATTCCATGAACTCTTCGCACGGGGGGAGCGCCCCCATTTCAACGGCGCAGGCAATGGCGAAGATGATGCGCTGCTTAGCGATGGGCAGAAGGAGCGATTGCCGGTCAGCGACGGATTGCCGGGCCTGCAAGATGGCGTTGCGCGTGTCGGTTCCGCCGCCCTCCGGCTTCCAGACCATGCCGAGCGGCCAGTTCGCTCCGAGGGCCACGATCCGCACAAGTCGGTCGTTGAACATTTCCCACTCCGCGCCCGGCTTGTGGCTGATGAACTGTTCCAAACCGGCCCCGGAGTTCGAACGAAAGTATCGAACTAGCCCACCCTCGAAAGTCATCGACTGGATGCCGCCGTCCTGATTGGCGTCGGAAGCCAGCATGGAAGGATCGATAGAGTCTTCCGCACCGACATCGTTCTTTTCGATCAATCCGATGGCCGACGCGATGAGCATCGACATCTCTTCCCATTCCTGACTGGTGGCCATGGAGCGGAACTGGTTGAGCCCGTGCGTGAACATCGGAAAGCCTCGCCCCTGGTCGTACCATTCCGGCTCAAAGAGATGCTGCATCGACGGCGCGGGGATGTCGTCGAATTTGAATTGCGTATTTTCGATGGGGTCAATCGGGTCTTCAAAGACGCGATACCCGACCGGGCAACTTTGCCGGTTGTAGATGACGCCCTGATAGATCGGCAGCCCTTTGAATCGGCCCTCCAGAACAAACCGCTCGTGTGGCCACGATTTGATGCGGTGTTGCGCAATCCGCTGGAGCTTCGGAAATCCATCAGAATCCTTGGTGAAGAGAACGCCGAAGTCGCCGTCACGATCGAGCGCGATGGCATCGAGGAAGAGACCAGTCTGAAAATCGAAAACGCCGCCGCGCACGTCGCTGTTCGGATACCAGACATCCACGAGCCACTTACGAGCTTTCTCGCCCCATGCCCGATTCTTCCCCTTGAAGATCGGCAGGAATGCTTGCCCGATGGCGAACATGTTCTTCTGCGCGATGATGCCCCGAAAAATTCCGTTGTTGGCGTAAAGGCGGCGTGAAACGGAAACCGCGGCGGCGAGGTCGTGCCAGTCAACGGATTTTCGGATGCCCTCCGATCGGATCGGTTCGGACGGGTGGCGTCCGTTACGGCTGGCCACTTCGAGGAAGCGACGGTTGCCGCCGGAGCGCAGCGGGCTACCAAATGCGTCAACGAGAATGCTCATCAGAATCGCGCGCGAAGTTTCGTGATGGGCCGGGTCGAGAGCATCGCCTCAATCTGCTCTCGGGGCGTCGAGTCGAACCATTCAAGCGCCTCCTCTGCTTTAGCCATGATGGCGTCCGTCGTCATGGACGGGGGCACCTGAAAGGAAAACGAGTGCCCGCCTACGGATGACCCGGACAGGATTTTTCCGCCGCCTTCGGCGATGACGCGGAATTGTCCGGTAACGATCTCTTCGAGCACGGACCGGCCTTTGAGCAGGGCGATCCGGATGAGGGATTTGATAAAATAATCGGGCGCGGGCATTTACACCGGCGCGGTGTCAACGATAGCGCGCTAAGGCAGACACCCGCGACGACCATCGCAAGGGCTACGAAGATCATCAGGGTATCAGACACTCCGGAGGGTCGGCTCACACCTTGCGCGGGATGTCAACCGTTCTCGGCTTCGTCGCCGTCGTCCGATCCCTCTGTGATGCCCTGGAGCAGCTTCATCATCATGGCCGCCGCAACACCCATGCATTCGCAGTCCCAGAGGTGGTTGTCCCGCTTCTGGTTGTCGTATCGGTCGCCGATCTTAATCTCGCTGACCATGTGTTTTTTCCAATCCTCGCTAACGTCTTTCGGAAACTCGAAATCGGGGCGGCGGCCACCGGCGCGAAGCTGGACCAGCTCATCCTTGATTCCCTCGTTTGCCCAACGGGCGTACTTCGCAATGCCGCCATGGGGAGCGCGGGCGCGGGCGAGCGGCGAATAGAACGCCCGGAAGGAGCGTCGCTTTCGGTTCCGGTGGACAAAGGTTTTCTCGTTACCCTCACCGTGAAGGGCTGTCCATCCGTATTCAACGCACTCATCGTAAACATCGCCGGTTTCGTATCGGGCGTCCTGGAAGGTGAGCGCGTCCTTTACCTTGTACCGCTGCTGTATCTCCCGGCAGGCTTCCTTGGTGAGTATCTTTCCCTCGAAAAGCAACCGGCTGGAGCCATCGGACCGCCACGCCCGGATCACGCCCCATCGGTGATCACGCTGGCGGTCGATGGTGAAGAACCGGAACACTTCGTTGTCTACCATCTCGCCGTTTTCGTAGTCCTTTTTCGAATAGTCGGCGGCGGTAAGCTGGACATCCGGCGTCTCGACGATCACCCGCCAGAACTCGGCCAATCGTTTCTGGATGCAGATTTGCAACGGGGTCCGGTCGCCGCGGTCCAGCGCGCGCTTGGCCAGCGTCCAGGCAATCGCGAACTCGCTCCACGGGATGCGATAGACCGTGAAAACGTTGTAGGTCCACCCGTGGATTCCGGGCTTGGCTAGACCATTCGTGACTAGATAACGACCTGTGTCGGCCAAGGCGCGCCGATTGATTGGGGTGTCTTCGAAAGCCGTTTCACACTTAGGGCACCGGTAAGCGGTTGATTGGACGATCGCCGGGACATCGAGTTCCTTCGCCTCAGTGTCCTGAATGGTCCAGTGCAGGTTCTTCCGAGATGGCGCATGGACATGACCGCATTCCAGGCACTCGAAATGCCACCGGCGTTGATCTGATGATTTCCACCCGGCGAAAAGCTCGGTCTCGTATTCGAGCTTGCCGTCCATCTGGGTCTCGAATCCGCCTTGGGACACCCAGAGGGCGACGCGATTCCAACGGTCGTGCATCCGCGCACGGGCTTCGCCCATCAGGCCATTGGCCCATCGCCAACATTCATCCCCGAGCACGTACCGTTTTGAAACACGCTGGAGGGATGATAGGTTCGCGCCCACAAGATCGAAGTCCATATGAGGGAACGAAATCGAAGTCAGCTTGCGTTTGTGGCGTCCCAGGCTGGCCAGTAGTGGTTTCAGTTCATCGCATGAATCAAGGATCGGATTGAGTCGTTTCTCAGCGTAGTCTTTGGCGTCCGGATCAGTTTCCTGAATCGCGAGGATTGATCCCGGGTCACGGGCCATCCAGTACGGAATGAGCAGATCGAAGAGGGTCGTCTTGCCGGAGCCGGTCGGCGCGATGACGTAGCCTTCACGCATCCTGCCGCCCGCCGCGAAGTCGAGCGGCTCAAGAAACCATGGTGAAGAGCGTGGATCGTACCGGGAGGAGACTGCCGAGTTCGGGATGGTGATCTTTCCATCCGCCGCCCAATCGTAGGGGGCGACCTGTTCCCGGGGGCGAATCGCCTCCATGAAAGATTCAAGCAGCAGCCCCATTCTTCCTCCGTTTCCCGGCCTTGTGCACGCCACTCGTTCGGTCGGCCAGTAGTGCGCGAATCTTCCGCGTCTCCGACTTGATGACGGCAGCCATCTCGACTTCGCTCAACCCCAAGCAGGCGGAGGGAAGGTTTGCTTCCAGAATGTCGAGCGCGGCCCCGACCGCCGCGCCGAGGGCGTAGCCGTCTTCGATGATCTCTTCATTCTTCCGATACTTCCCGCGCTCGACGTCGAGCTGGAAGGCGAGCTTCTGCCAAGTCACCAGTTCGCGCCGCCGCTTGATCTCGCTGATTGGAAGCTTCGAATCCTCGGTTCCGTCAAACTCGGTTGGCGCGTCATCCTTCCCGGTGGGCTGATGCTTTTGTGCGCCGAGGATTTCGCGCATCTTTTTCTCGTCGTCGAGCGGAAAGCCTTGCGCTTTATACCGGGTGATTGTCCGCACCGTACAGTTGTAGAGCGTGGCGTATTCGCTCAGCTTCTTTGCATATTTGCGAGGCTTGGACATGGACAGAATTATTTTCTCTCACTCATGAGAAAAAGCCGCTCCGCGCCAGCACTGCGGAGGGCCCTAACCCCGTAGGAGACTCCTTACCGGGGCCCTACCCCTCCCCGATAAGCTCCCGATACACGGCCACCAGCGGCTCAAGCTTGGCCCGTAGCTCCTCTTTCTGGCCCTCCGGCCACTCCGATACCGGTCGAGTCCCCCTGACCCTCTCAAAGCGCTCCAGAAACCTCCCGGCAGTCTGAAACACCATATCAACCGGGTCACCTCGCCGCTGGCCTTCATTTCGCCCCGCCGGATCAGGCAACGCCCCCGACATGCGGAAGATGTCAGAGAGCACGCGCACCCCTTCGGGCAGACTGGTGACCTTGTCCGGGCAGAGCTTTGCGACACGCATGTAGTTCTTCGCCGTCCCGTAGGAAAACCGAAAAGGACAAACGTTTGCCCCTTTTTCGGCAAACGACTCCTTCCACCCTCCACGAAGGCGCTCCTTCTCTCCGATCAATAGCAGGCCAATCTCTCTTGCGATATTGATCTGCGCGATGACTTGCTCCGTGTTCCTCCGTCCGATGGCAACGAACTGAGTATGAAGCTCATTGATCCGCACAACAGCGGGTGATTCGACGGTAGTAGCTACGAGTTCGGTTGTGCTCATGAGTGATGTTTCCGATTCAACGCCCTGACGCGGGCTTGACGGTAAGTGTTGCGAGCCGCTTTGCTCTTCTGCCCGGGAACCGGCTTGATCCCCATCTCGCTTTGAAACTCCAGCCGCCCTTTGCTGATACAAGCCCGGGAATTCTTCCCGCAAAGAATCGCAATCTCGTGATCCGACTTTCCAGCGGCGACCGCCAACCCAAGCGCGGAAGCGATCGTGTAGGCCTTGAGCAGCGGATTGCGGGAATTGATTACGTGCCGGGCGAATGCATTCATGATCACCATCGACCGTCGGCAAGCATCCCGATACCCAGCCCGGTAGGCTTCCGATTCGCTTTGCATTTGCTCGTCACCATCAATGGCAGTGGCGAAATCCACGACATACGATCCGGCAGGGATACCCGGGGGTTGGTTTTTATCCGTTACGGGAAGAAATAATGTAGCTGGCATACCCTTCCTAAGAATTCGCGCGCGCGAGCTATGACAAGATAAAATGGAAGCTAGGTCGTATTCTAGGGAATCGCAGCGCCTATTCGGTGACATGGAAGACCTCGCAAAAGTCCTCAAGGCGGCGGACGATGGGGCCGCCTCGATCTTTGGACATCATTCCCGCGAGTTCATCGCCCGTTGCGTTGGCGGTCCACAAGATCGGCTTAAGTTGATTGGTCCGGGTCTCGACCAGGTCAAAAAATTCACTCTGGCCGGCGTCGCTGAACCGCTGTTTTCCGAGATCGTCGAGAAAAAGGATTTCGGCGCGGTAACATCGGCGGATGATGTCGCGGGCATCATCGGAAGCCCGATCCTTGCCGTAGCGGACGGCAAAACACCCGGCAATGCGCTTGCTGGAGCAGTAGAACACGTCATGCCCGCCGAAGTGGAGCTTCTGCGCGATGAGGAACATCATGCGCGTTTTCCGGAGGCCGGTCTCGCCGTGCAGACCGATTCCCCTGCCGCCGGTCGGCTCGTACTTCATCAGCCCGGAGAGCAGAGAGCGGTTCATCATCGGAAAATTCGGATCGGTCTCGCGGTAGGCTGGCGGGCAAATGGTGAGCCACTTGGCTTTCAATTCGGTGAGTTCTTGCGCGGCATTGGCCTCTTCCAGCCGTTTTCTTTCGATTTCCGAGCAAGGAGTGCAGAAGCGGGGTTTGAAATGCTCTTGGCCGTTGAGCATAACGGGCTCGTAATCTTCCCATTGCCCGCAGGTCTGGCATGTAAGGACTTTTTTCATTTCGGGGTGCGTGATAGGTTACCAGCCCTGCTTGACGCCTTGGGGCAGGCCGTCCGGGAACAGGGCTGAGGGTTTCGGCGGCTGCTTTGGCCGGGTCCGTGGTGCGGGTCCGGTCGGGACTTCTCCGGGTGCGGCTGGGGAGGGGTTTCGGTTGATCGGGCCATCCCACAAAAGCGACTTCGCGCCTTTGCTGATGCTGAAACGGATCGTTTCAATGGCCTTTGGGATGCCGTTGCGCTGACAATCCATGTACCAGCCTTTTTGCTGCATGGTCGTCGGGTTGATCCCCTTCTCCGCGAGATGTTGATGCCAATCGCCGAAGGCGGCTTTGAGGTCGTCGGTCATCCAGTCCGGGAACGGAACCCATCGGGGGTGAGGTTTGCGGGGGCTATCCCGGACCTCGGCCATCGCCTCGCGTGTGCGCGGGGAAGGGGGGGGAATATCTTCTACCGAAGTAGAAGATGAAGAAGAAGATGAAGAGCTTGAATTTGCTACATGGTTTGCTTGCCCGTCGCTACACGTTTGCTTGGCGTTTGCTACGTCGTCGGCTGGCAACCGTGTAGCATTTGCCACCCATTCGCTTGGCATTTGCTTGCCGTTTGCTTGGCACCACGTCAGGCGAAAATCTATTGATTCTGGCTCCTTCGATGAATTGCAGGTCTTGCAAAGAGGTTGAATGTTGTCCACCCCGTTTGATCCGCCTTGGTAAATCGGGATGATATGATCCTTGGTTAAGGGTTCTTTTGAAGAGCATCGGACGCACTCGCCAAAGAACTCCTTCATCTCTACCCACTCTTCCTTTGTGTGGTCGCCAAGCTCTTTGGCCCGCGCCAATCGCTCCGCTCGCTTGCTTCCCCCGAGGCTTCCCGACGTAGCACGGGCTTCACGGTTCGCAAACTGCTTCTCCCTTTCCTTTTCAAGCCTCGGGTGAATCAACCTGCCGGGCATGTCGGGGTCCGGCTCAAACACTTGCGTAACCTGCTCGATCACGTCGGCGCTCGCTCCCTTGCAAAGCCGAGAGAGTAATTTCGGGTCGGCGGGGATACTGCCTTCCCGCCAGCAAAAGGCGATCAGGCGAATGTATGCCCCTTCTTCTTCCAGGCTCATAAGCTGGACCGCTTCGTCGGCCAGATAGTCGGCGGCGTAGAACTGAAAAGCTGGTGACTTGTCTTTCATTCGATCTGGCGCAAAGGGTTATCCAACATTTTCGCTTTCATGTGGGGATTTCTTGAGGTCGCCACGCAGAATTTCCGCGCGGTCGGTGATTTCGTGATGTTGTTTCCGCCAGCCCGCGCGCCAGGCGCGCCGCCGGTTGGTGAAAAGTGGGTAGGGGTTGCTCGTCAACTCGCCGCCGGAGTTGCAACATTGCTCACCCTCGCGGAAGCAAGGGCGGTACTTCTCCGGCACCTCGGCGAGGGTCTGCCAATCGGGGGCGGTCATAGCGCGAGCACCTCCTGTGACATGCGACGGGCCGCGATCTCGCACCATTTCTCTTCAAGTTCGATGCCAATGGCTTTCCTTCCATTCTCTTTTGCTGCCAGCAGCGTTGTCCCGCTTCCCATGAACGGATCAAGAACCAGCTCTCCAGGAAGAGATCCGAGGTGCAGGAGCTTCCTGATAACAGGCAACGGCTTTTCGTTCGGGTGCTTGGTTACTTTTTTGCCGCACGGGTGAACAATGAAGCTCGACTTGATGCGAATGCCGCCAAAGAGTCGCCCCTTTTCGAATCCGTGGACCACGTACTCAACATCGGGAAGGTACTTGTTATTACAGGTCGGCACAGGGTTCGGCTTGCACCACGTCAGCAGATTGAAGCGTGACCGATTGCTTGCAGCGGAAAGAAGGTCACGAAGTTGCTGGCGGGAACAGAAGCAGAACCAATTATCAAACCGAGAAAGGAATTCATAATCGCATCCGCCGTCTGTGAATCCGCCTGTCATCACAAGACTTTCCCTCTGTCCGAAGGCTCCTCCTCCCTTACCGGCGTGGACCTCATACGGCGGATCGGTCAAGACAAGATCGACCCGTGGCAGCGTCGGAAGAATCTCCCGGCAATCGCCGTGGTAGATCGTTACGGCAGAATCTTGATAATACGGTTTCATGGGGTCACTTCCTCGATCGCTTCCTGGTATGCGGCGATGAACTCGGCTGCCACCTGGGGGACTATGGAGTTTCCATATCCACGGAGTCGCGCAACCCTGCCTTCCGCCGTCGCTTGAGCATACGCAGGGCTAATATCGCAACTTGGCACCACTCCACGGGGTAGCCCTGCAACCAGCGGGAATGAGCCGGATTCAACGCGCCGCGCTTTTCCGTCCCGGCATGGGATGATGTCGAAATCACTCCATGCGCCTCCACTTCCAGATTGATCTGTTTTCCAGTCGCTAACCTCTTGGCGGCCATCTCCGGGTTGCTCACGCGCATCTTGGCATCCCCTGCTATCGGGCTCCTCCATCCAACCAGCGTTGCGAGCTGCGGGAGTGATGATCCTGTCATGTTCGGCGTCATCGTCCCGGACCTCTCGCCGTCCGAAGCTGCCGGGGTTGTCCATCCCGCAATCGCAAGCGTCGCCTCGCAGTTCAACGGCAGGGAGTTTCTTCGGAACTGCGACGGGCCCGCATTGTTCGCGCTGTCCTGCACCGTGGGCGTCGCCCATCCGACCAGAGCAATCACGCTCTGCGGCGTGTTGCGGGCCCTTCTGTTTCCGCCTCCGCGATTTGTCCCCATGTTGGGCGCATCCACCGTTTGAGGCGTCGGCCACCCAAAAAAGCCGCTGACGGATATGCGGCGAGCCGACGCCCGCAGCGCACAGATCGGCGGCCCCGACCGCATAGGCCAGAGCTTCCAAGTCAGCACGTACTCCAGTGAGCCACTCGCGTCCATCCTTGCTTGCAACCTGCTCGCCAAAGACGACTGGAGGCGAGCACTCGGCGATGAGGCGTCGAAACTCGGGCCAGAGGTGGCGGGGGTCTTTTTCGCCGAGTCCTTTCCCTGCCGCGCTGAACGGCTGGCACGGGCATGATCCCGTCCAGACGGGGCGGTCTTCCGGCCATCCGGCGAGTTGCAAGGCAAGGCTCCATCCGCCGATCCCGGCGAAGAAGTGGCATTGAGTAAATCCAGAAAGGTCGCTTGCTGATACATCGGTGATTGATCTTTCGTCAACGTCGCCCGCCGGGATCAGCCCGGCCTTGATAAGCTCCCGGAGCCATGCGGCGGCACGTGGGTCGATTTCGTTGTAGTAGTTCACTCGCAAAACCCCGATGAACATGTCACCGGCTCCGTTGGTTGTGAACTGTCGAGGTAGCTACCCTGCGCCTGATCACCCGTCATGCTCCAACGCACCACGTCGTCAATAGTGCAAACCATCATCCATGTGCCATCTTTCCGCTTGTATGGCTTGGTTCTGAATCGCTCTGGAATATGGTTAGCAGGAAAGAACGACGAGTAGCGTCCGTATCGTTTTTCAAACTCCTGTTCGGCGCTCCGGATCTCATTGATCCGATCAGGAAACATCAAGGCTATCATCCGAATCTCTTCCTTTCGGCTCATAATGCAGGGCCAGCATCCGACACGCTGCGCACCGAGCGAGTAAAGCGGATTGAGAGGAATGCCGTGGCGTTTGTGAATTTCCAGTACATCGCTAATCGTCCAAGAAATTAAAGGACGCCACGAGTGGCAAAGAAGAGTTCCACTGTAATCCCATTCAGGCAGGTATCTCCGATCTTCGCTTTCGTCAGCACGCACTCCAGATACGGCGATGGGCTCAAATCCTGCGTAGCGTAGTTGCTGTATGTGGTCTTGGGTCGGGTAGATTTTGAGATGCTGGGTGCAGAATCGGGCCTTGGTCGATGGGAACCTCTTCTTATCAAGGGCAAGCTCAAAGAAGTTCCGCTCCGGCCTGATCGTTTCAATCGGATGCACGTTCTCGTTCAAGTATTTTACGTGCTCAATCGTCCACTCGTGGTCATTTCCAATATCACAGAACGAGGCGCGAATTTTCTCGGGCGAGATGCCTGACTCCCTAACCATCCAGAGCAGCAAAGCGGAAGAGTCTTTGCCGCCGCTCACGCCAATATGATAGATGGTATTCGGCCCGATCTTCGGCGCAGACATAGGCGGGAGGTCGGGGAAGAGGTTTTCCGTTGTGACTTTCGTTGTCATAGAATCCTCACGAACTCCCCGTTGCGGCGTTGGATCATCTGAAACTCCGCCCACGGGTAGCGAAGCTGTGCGGCTTTGAACCTTGGCTTTGCGGCGTCGAAGATATGGCCGCCCTTGATCTCGATGATTCGGAAGTGATAGATGCCGTCCGTCCCGCTTTTTGAAAGCTGGCGCATCCAAGTCATTGCTTGGCTGCTAGACGCCGTCTCAATCGCTTGAGCATTAGCCAGCGAGGCGAGTTGCGCAATGCACAGCTTCCCAATCCTGCCAACCACGAAGTCGGGTTTGTAGAAAGCCCCGGTTCCATACCGCAACTTGAAAGGCTCGTAAGCCCATTCCCTGATCTCCCCGCGCTCCTTCTGCGCTTCGAGGATCGCGGCATACGCGGCTTCCGTCTTGTTCATGCCCCGGGCCAGCTTCACCTTCTCCGCGACCGGCGCAGGCTCCATGGTGGGAGCGGGCGCGCCGTCGATGGAGAGGCCCGGATTCTTCGCGATGAGCGCGTCCAGTTCCGTCTTGCTGATGCGGAGGCCGTGCTTGCTCATGGCAGCCTCCTTTCCTCGCTAGCGTTTTTCCGCCTCGCTTCTTCCAATGCAAGTTCAAGCGAGGCGTACACCCCCTTTTGATGCGCGTAGAAATCCTGCAACCCTCGAATGGCTTGCGCTAGAGTGCTACCGCAACCCCGGCCCATTACGCTACTACGTTTTCCGTAGCCGTAACCCGCCATCTCAAACCAAGGATTCTTGGGGCGGCCTGTCACTTCCAGCGTTGAGAGGCGATTAAAGCCGCTTGATTGGATGCCGGTCGCCGAAATAATCAGTTTGGAATTCGTCCGGTGAACGGTCCATTTGTAGCCAGGAAGGAGCTTGTTCAGCTGCTTCCTGAAATCGTCAGTGTTTTTCAAGCCGCACCCCCTTCCCGCTTCCAGTCGTTCGGATTCAGAACCACCGCCCTCTTGTAATCAGGGAAATAGCTGATGAGTCCTTTGTTCGCTTCGTTGAACGCCTCAATGCCCCGCTTCATTTCTTCGGGAACCTCGATGTCATAAGGGTCGAAGTCCTCATAAGCCCCATCCGACTCCGCCACAAGGTCAATGACTTGATCCTCCGTGATCTGTCCGAACTGCGTCTCGCGACAAGTCCAGCAATACGGACGCCGGTTCATGGCTTGCAATGCCTCGTCATCGGCATCGGCGAGGTAGTCAAGCAAGCCCTGAACGGATTCAAAGTATTCATGCGGTCCGATTTCACAGAAGACCCAACCGTAATAATCCTCTGGCTTGATCTTCTCGGCATTCGCGAATCGCTCTTGCTCCTTTGCTTCCAGCGAGCGTTTCCAGCAGGATTTACAGGGTTGTGATTTACCCTTCGGCAACGGACTCCCGCACCCGTTACAGGTTGCGGGCTGACAGCATCGCCCCGCATCCTCAAGAATTCGGTGGACTGTCGCGCACTCTCCGCAGTAGTAAATACCAGCGGCTTTCCCGTTTTTAAGGTAAAGTTCTTGTGCGTTCACGCTTCACCCCCCGTCTTCTCTTCGCCCCAGAACCAGATTTCTTGACCCGGTTCCGCCTCGATTCCTTGCCCATGCTTCGCCGGGTCGTATGCCACGCGCTTGCAGAGCCCGGCATGTTGGGCGAGCGGGAGCACATATTCGCTCCACTCGTCATTGAAGAAGTCCTCTCCAAGCTTGACGATCAACCCCCACATGAGACGACCGAAAACGGCGTGGCGAGGATCAGGAGGTTCCGGCGTGTGGTGCTTACAGCGGGGATGATGCGGCGACATGTCGCGCCCGTCGCGGCACCAGTTGACGCATTCGCATTCGACGCGGGAAGCTTGTTCCTTTTCAGGTTCAGGGATCGGGCCGACATATTCGCCGGGGCAATTCCCGACATGGTTGATGTCGTCCATGCCGTTTTCGAGCATCAGGTCAGGCTCTCCCTCGGCTTCATAGATGTTCACGCAGCACCAAGGGCAATCGGCATTCTCCCGGAACCAGTACCACCCCGGAACCGTGGGCCAATTTGTGCGATCGCGGGGATGTTGTCCGCTCATCCCTGCCCCCCTTCCGCAATAGCCGACTCCACCGGAAACCCTTCGCACCAAATGATGAACACCATCCCGTTGTTGTTCGGGTGCTTCACGGCATTTCCAATAAGCCCCAGGGCGACGTTGACGCTCTGGCATGGAAGCTCTCTAAGCACGGCGGCGTCATTGTGGACCGTGACAATAACGTTGCAGCTTGGGGTTTCGCCAGGCTGAACGCCAAGGGCGGCCTCGGCTTGCTTGATAGCGGCCTCAATTTCATCAATCTCCGGCGCGTCGAACTTCCACTTTGAAGCCCTCTCCGCGTCAGTCAGGCGTTTCAAGGCTGCCCGGAGCGCGGGAAGCTCCTCACGCTGGTTCAGCGCGGCGACCAGCCAGCCCGCGACATTATCGTCGCAGTCGGCAATGACCGCGATTCGCTTGCCGTCCCGATACAGCCCGAAGCACTCGGGGCCGTGATCTTGAAGGGTGAACTTAGACATGATCTTCCTCCCAATCTTCGATCTCTTCAAAGAGCGTTTCAGCTTGCGACACGGCACTTTCAACAGAGATCGCGTGCCGTGCATAGATGTCGGCGGCGACCCGGCGGACGAACTCCCTTCGTGGATTCGTCTCGCTACGACAGAGAGAGGTTGCGAGCACGAGACCGACTCCGACGCCCGCGCCTGTGGCGAATGATGTGGCGAGAAGCTCAAGCATTCTTGACCTCCTTCAGTGCGGATACCCACCCAGGGATAAATTCAATATCTTCGCGGCTGGTGCTCAATGGCATCAAGATCCCGAAGAACTCATTGAGTCCACTAATCCGCAGAATGAACGGCGAGGACCAGAAACCTTCGTGATTTTGATTATCGGTTGGCGCGATCTGCTCTAAGAGAAATGACGTCTTATATCCAACTAACACCTTACCGACATCAAAGAAACCCCTCATCTGTTCGGGATTAAATGCGATTCGCCGAGGAGCGCAGACCGGACCGTCCGGGATGACGTGCTTCCAGTTGGGATAATTCCCCTCGATCCCCTTGCCGACCACGGTGTCGATATGGTTAGTGATGGTAATGAGCTTGCCATCGCTGGAAATAGTCACCTCGTGGCCAACGATAGGTTTGGGTGCGCGCTTGATAAGATCGAGCGGAATGATAAGCGGGCGCGTTTCGGTGAATTCGTGTTCATCTGTCGCGATACAGCGAATCACGCCGAGGCGGCGGCCATCAGTGGCCACCACGAAGATGCTGCCTCCCTCGCGCGAGACCGCCACGCCGTTCAGGACATAGCGTGTCTCGTCTTTTGAGGCGAGCAACGCAAGAGCCTTGAGAGCCTTGAGTTCGATGGGAAACTTGCAGATTGGAAGGGGAGTGGTTTGTTCAATGGATGTTGTCATAGTTGTGATTTCCTCCCGGCATTCCACCGGACCGAACGGTTTCGCGCCGTCTCGCTGGTTTTCTTTGGGTGCCATCTATCCCTCGCGGCTCATCTGATAGTGCGACGCGCAGGTTTGTGAGCAGAACTCCATGACAGCCCTTTCAATGAACTTCCTTCTACGATTCGGGTCGTAGGCTCTCTGAATGATGGTATCGGAGACGGGGTTCGCGATCTCCTTGTTACATTGCGGACACTTAGGTTTAGTGTTGGTTTGCATAGTTTATTGGCCGTCGAGCGGGAGTTCGGTGGGGCTGGCTTTCAGTTCCGAGATACCTTCCTTGACCGCCGCGAGCAGCCCTTCGAGTGCGGGCTTGGCTTTACGCACAGACGGCTGGAACTGGCTGATGGCGGCTTCCAGCTTCACGAGTTGATCGCCTGACAACTCCCCGAGCTTCTTTCCGCTGATGCCTTGGATTCCCGTGATGAGCTTCTCCCGCCACGGGATGACAGGAGAGGGCTTCGGCTTGGCTTCGCACGCTTCGAGTCCCGGAATCTTGTCGAGGTCCGGCGGCTCGGGCATGGGGTCAAGCTGATCCTCCGGCACGCCCTGCGCCCGGAGCTTGGCGTTGTCGGCCTCGGTCGCCTCGCAGTCCTTCCGCCAGGAGTCCATTGCACGCTCGCGCGGATCGTCGTGGTTCACCTCATGCCCATCGGCCCGGGCCATCGTGTCAATGTCAACCTCCTTGGCGTCGTTATCCGGTACGTTCTGGCCGCTGATACGCTTATACACGGCGGCGAAGAGCTTCCGTTCCGCTTTGCCGGTGTAGGAATCGGCTCCCGCGAATTTGTCGCCCTTTACCGCGAACTCGCGCCGGATCGTATCAGCCTTTCCATTGAGATTCCATGATGCTTCCGCGACCACAATGGCGCCAGCCTCGCCCACGATCTTCGGAATGCTGTACGAATCACTGAAATTTGTCAGACCGGGGTACGTGGACACCTTGCGAGTGAACCCATTCTTGGCCCCGTAGAAACGCTCGGCGATGATATTGAACTCATTGCCGACTGGGTGAAAGCCGCGAAGGGTGGCCTCGATAAGTGCGTCACGAACCACTTCAACGGTATAGAGCGGCTTGACCTCGCCTTTCCAGTTGGGGCGGCCCGTTCGGTCAGTGAGGAAGCCCAACGGGCTATTCATCAACTGCATGATCGGGGCCATCACGTCCGGGGTGAGCAACGATCGAAGTTCGTTAATTGCGACCGCCGTACTTAATGCGGCGGTAAAGGGAGATTTCTCGACGGTGGCAAGCTGGTAGCTGTTTGCGATTTCGTCGAGCCGGGCAACGGTTTCGGGTTTGATTGCGAGTTGCATATATCAGATGGCCTCAAGTTCGGACCGCAGTTGCTCTGCCTTGGCTTGGAGATCACATTGGACAAGCATGGCTACGGCTGTAATGGTCGATTTAGAGAGAAGCTCGGGGCGATGCCGCAGGACGTGTGCAGCCTTTTCCTTGAGCGCGTCATTGATGCGAATCAACGCATCGCTGATCTCGTTTGCCTGTTTCAGTGCTTCGGGTGTCATAAAATGTTACTTGGCGCGCACGGCGACCTTAGTTTTCGGGCGGATGATGAGCCCGGGGATGGTGAAATGGTTGTTTCCGGCGACCTGTGCGGCGGCCTTGATCGCCGCCTTGATGACGCTGGCGCGCGGCTTGAGTTCGACGCACTCGGGCTTCGCGCGGTAAAGCTCGGTGATGTTGGTGATTTCGTAATCCCAATCCTGGGCCACGGCGGAGCCTTTGAGCTTCTCTTCGCGCGGCGCGATCGGCGCGAACACGGCGGGAGCCTGGGCGGCGGCTTCTGCCGCTGCGGCGGCGGCCTCTTCGGCCTTCACGCCTGCGGCAAGAGCTTCCTCGAAGCTGACTTCGCCCGCGTCGGCCTTGGCGGCAATCTCCTCGGCCTCCTTCTGCCGTTTCGCCTCTTCCGCCCGGGCGGCCTCGGCCTCTCGCTCGATGCGCTCCCGTTCGCGGCGGGCGATCTCCTCCTGCTTGCGGAGTTCGGCCTTTCGGTCGGCCTCCTTTCGTTGGAGATGCGCGCCGATCTCCCGTTCAATTCGGGACATTTCGGCTTCGGCTTCGGTTTTGACCTCCTTTGCCACGCTGTCGATTGCGTCGGAGATGGCGAGCACGGGAGCCTTGATCGCAACACGTGATTTCTCGACATCATTCCGCATCCCTTTGAGGAGAGCAGCGATTTCCTTGGCTTCTTCAACCTGTTCGTCGCTAGTGATCGTGGTGATCCCCCGGGCGCGGCGAATCAGGATGTCGCGCCGTTCGATCGTGGCAGGGGTGGCAATGGCGTTTAGTGCCATCACACGGGCTTTTTCTCCCGTGGTGGGGATGACGAGCGCGAGCGCGTTATCGTCCACGGGGAATTGTTCGATTTCGATTGCTTGGGTAGTCATAGAATTGAGGGTTGACCGTGAGCGCCCCGCTTTTATGCGGTTACGGGACAGGGGACATGTATGACCAGCCAAGACGAAGCCGCCGCATTCCCTGTTACTCACGGTTGAAAATTGGTGCAGTCGGGCCGGAGTCGAACCGGCTTCACCGAGTTTTGATTCAGCGCCATTACGCGTTCCGTCAGAGGTATCTGCGCCCATTGAAGGGATTCGCCTCGGGTGTATTCCTCGTCAGCGTGTCACCGTCCACGCCGCCGCCTGCATTGGTGCCGTCTCTCCGGCTGTCACGCCTGATTTCAGGCGGCGTTCCCTTGTAGCAATCCGCCGTTGCCACTCGGCTGCCCTTTCGGGCACTCGGTTATCTTTATCGGATGATGGTTTCTTTCACCTTCAAGCCCGCTGGGAGCGGGTGGGAGTAGCCTCGCACGTAGAGGTTGCCGCCCACGCTGGTCAGGCCCGCTGGGAGCGGGTGGGAGTAGCCTTCCACGTAGAGGTAGCCGCCCACGCTGGTCAGGCCCGCTGGGAGCGGGTGGGAGTAGCCTTCCACGTCGAGGTTGCCGCCCACGCTGGTCAGGCCCGCTGGGAGCGGGTGGGA